TCAGGGGGCGTCCACGACGAAGCGTCCACCTTCTGGTGGGGGTCAGTGGTGCCAAGGCGCTTTGCCTTGTCTTTCATGGCCGCGCGGGCCTTTTTAGCCATCTCAGACATGCTTGCTCCTAGCTAGGTTCCGGGCGTCCCCGGTGCCGCCAAAAGGGGGGCTTGGGCGGCTACAAGCCTATTCTCATGCTACGCTAACTTTTACCTGTTGACGAGCATGTGGTGAATAATTTCAAGGGCTTTGTGCAGCGCAGCATCCTTGCCGCCGCCGTTAGCAGCGCCACCGCGCGCGCGACCCTTTTGTTCTTCCATTTCAGCCCGGCGCGCCCGCTCAAACAAGTCAGCGCGACCGCCGCCATCTTCCATCATGGAGCGGTTGTATTCTTTCCACAAAGCGATGGATGCAGGTTCAGCCGCCGCAGCCGGGGCGGAAGCACCAGCGCGCGATGCAGCCGGCGCACGGGCGAAACGCGGCGCACCTTGGTTAAACTCTTCATAGATATCGCGCTTTTCGGGCGCGAACTGCGGCGCGCCCTGATTAAACTCTTCGTAAATGTCACGTTTTTCAGGAGTGAACCGAGGCGCACCCATGTTTGTTTCTTCAAACAAGTTGGGCCGGGTTGCTCCGGGCGCGCTTCCTTGCCCTGTCGCCGACGCCCCTCCCGAACCATCTCCATACAGGTTGCGTGCAGCATAAAGAGCAGCGGCAGTGCCGCTACCCCCACCGAGGGCGCCAAGAAAAGCAGGCATGTTAGACCCGGCAGCACCAATTGGCTTAAGATCAAGAACATCGCTGCCCCCACGCATAGCCGGCATGTTGAACGATCCAGCCTGCCTACGGCCAGCGCCCGGCATGGTGAAGTTGGGGGAATAAGCACCCGAGCTTTCCCCCAACGTAAAGCCGGTGCCCGGCGGCGGAACGCCCTTTTCCATTGGGCGGGTCATCGCCATGCCGGCCCCGTCATCAGTCATGCGATCAAGCCGGGCCTGATACGCCGCCTCTTGGGCCTCCAGCCGGCGGCGAGCCATCGCCTTGGCGGCCTGCACAGCGTCAGCGGTTAGCATGCCCTCGCCTTCAGCCGTAGACATTTGCCGGGCAGTAAGGCCGGCGTCTTCAGCCGCGCGCAACGCCCGCTGGCGCATAGCTTCGTTCACAGCCGTGCCGCCTTCGCCTTCCATCTCAGCAAGCTGACGGGCGCGGAACGCTTCTTCGCGAGCGACACGCTCACGGGCCATACGTCGCGCCGCAGCAATAGCGTCGTCGGTCATGCCGCCTTCGCCAGCCATACGGCCAATGTCGTCAAAGGGGCTGGAGACAACGTCGCGGGCGGTGATGCCGGAGCTTTGAACGCGCGGCACGTCGATTCGCGGCAGGAACTCTCCGCTGGTCAGCCGGGGTGGCCCCGAGGGCGCAGCCGGTGCAGGCGAGAGCATTTCTTCCGGCAACATGGCGTTGCGCGGACCCGTAAGCAAAGCCGGGCTTGCAGCCGTCTCGGCGCGCTGGCCGCCAAGAAGGGAGCGAGCAAGGTTAACCGCGCGCCCCACGCCAGCAATTGCCGCCTCCGGGGCGACGACGCCGGCGGTCAGTTCCGTGCGGAACATTTTACGGGCTACGCTCTGGGCTGCGTCCTGAGCTTTTTCAACGGAGCCGGTTTGCTGAAGAACATAATTGTACGTGTTCTCAACCGTCTCGCGCTTGAACCGCTCGTAGGAGTTCTCACCACCCTGCTGGCCTGCAAGGAACGTAGCGTTTTCTTCTGGAACATACATGTTCCGAGAATAGGTGCGAGGCGTCAGGGTGCGAGCGTCAGCCATTATGCGCCTCCAAATCCGGGCGGTTTAAGTCCTGTGCCCATGATCTCCTGAAGCGCCGGCTCAATGAGAGGCGCAGCTACTGCAAGGGCTTCCGGGTTCTTTAATACGTCTTGAGCGACATCCAGAAGCTGGATGCGTTCATCAGACAGATGCTTCATGCGCGCATTCTGAACGGAGTTTGTCTCGTTCTGAATGTCAGCATTGGCTTTGGCTTGATCCAATCCGGCCTTAGCCATATCAAGCTGGCGCTTAACCGCGCTGTCTTCGGCTCTAGTCTTAGAGTCAAGCATACGAGCTTCGGAGTTCTTCGCGTCGTTCTGCGCGTCGGCCATAGCCTTCTGAGCTTCGGGCGAAGGCTTGTTGCGCTGATCAGGCGGCAGGAAGAACTGCTCGGGATTGCTCCAGCCAAGGGCCTGAAGCGCCGCCGTCTCAACCGCAATCGGATCGTACAGACCGGGGTTAGACTGCTGAAGCTGTTTCAGGGCGCTGATCTTAACCAGACGCTGCGCTTGCGAGGCCGTATTCGGGTCCGCATGCGGCACAAAGTCAAAGTTATCAAGAGCTGTCAGGAACGTCTTTTCGTCCCATTCGTTGGCGCGCTTCTTATTACGTTGCCAGAAGCTTTCAGGATGCTCTTTGAACGTGCGGATCAAAAGCTGAAACTCTTCTGACTGCGCGGCGTGCAGGCGCTTATGAACCGCGTTCAACACCTTGGCGGCTTGCTCAAGCATTGCGAGCGTTGTGCCAACCGGCATTTCGGTCTTGCCTTCGCCGACCTGCTGTTCCGACGTGCCGCCAATACGCATGCCGGTCTGAGCGATGTTCTCAACCAGAGTCATCAGCGCGCCGGACGGCGGCTTGTACGGAATCTCCATAATGGCGTCACGCAGCGGCATGCCGCCGGTCTTCACCAATGCACCGCCGCCGGGAGGAATGCGGAAGATATTGGTGTTCTGACGCGCCCCGGTGTCCGCCATAAGAAAGCCGGGGAAGTTGTTATACATGCCCGCATCGAGCAGTTCACGCCACGCAGCCGTAATAGCGTTGGTCGTGTTACCAAGGATGTGGAGCAGACCAATGTCGTAGAAACCCATGCCGGGGACAAAGGTGTACTTGATGAAGTTCTGGCGAGCGATTGGAAGCTCTTCTTCGTCCTCATCATAGTTGCGGACAATCGACAAAATCTCCTGAGAAGACACGTCAATCGTCACGCGATAAGGAATTTCAAGCCCGGTCGTCTTGCCTTTCCACTTATGCTCAAACCCTTTGATGTTGAGTTCGCAATAGCACTCGTAGATTTCGCGGTCGCGGTCATCCGGCCTTGTCGCTTCAGGCTCAATGCCCTGCTGGGCGTTTTTCTCGCGTTTGACACTGTCGAGATCGGGAGCCTTGGGCGTTGAAAGCTCTACATCGCGGTAAACACCAAGGATTTGTAGGCGCTTGACCGTCGAAGGGCGCATATACACGCGATGCGTGATGCGCTTGGCGTTTAGAAGGTCGGTTGCGGCGTTGTTGACGATCAGGTCGTCAGCATCAACGCTTTCAGATACGGGTCGGTTCCGCAGCGGGCAATAATAAACCTTCTTGAAGGCTGTGCCGCCAAAGCCGAGCATCAACAACATGCGATCCGTATCGGGATAATACTCGGTCGCAACGCTGGTAAGGTAATGATTGAGGTCGCGTTCCAGCGCGGTGGCTAGCTGGTCCTTTTGAAGCGTGACGTTATTGCCGTCATCGCGGATTTTTACAGGACCATCGGTCGGGAGCAGTTCTGAACGCGCGTTTGCTTGGAACCGGAGGACAGCCTCCAAGAGGAGCGGGTGTCGAACTTTTGACATGCCATCTACAGGCGCGCCATCTGATGCGCCTTGCACGTTTGGAATCTCAACCTTCAGGCCGAGAAGCTTAATGCCAAGGGCGCGGTCTTCAATCCATTCTTTTCTGGATGAAAGATCGTCTTCGATGCCTTCGATCAGCTCTCTGGAGATGCGGGATAGTTCATCATTGTCGATTCGATCAACAAGATTGCTGAACCATTCTTCCGTATCGGCCTGTTCAGCGCGTTCGATTGGGTTTCCATCGAGAGAAACGCTGATTGAACCGTCTGCATGCTCAATTTTAAGGATATTGCCCTTCGTGTCGAACTCAGGGCGGTCGCCTTCAGCGTTATCGATCTCAACGATGACTTCTTCAGAGGGCGCAGTCGCCTCATCCTCCAACGGAAGCTGACGGAGATTGGGCATCAGGCCCGGTGTCATCGGCATGAGCTATTCCTCTTTGGAGGCCAGCCGCTCCATTTCGTCAACGAAGCGTTGAATACCCTCTTGCGCGGCGAGTGTATCTGATTTTGCTAGTATTTCATAGTGACGCACGTAGTCATAGGGGTCTTCGCCCCAGACTTCGACCTTAAAACAGCCGATGGTCTTTGGCGTTGGCTCCCGAATTACGTCAACCACTGCCTTAGCCATTACTCTTGTCATTTTTCCCTCTACAACTTCAGCAATCAGGATGGATAGAGCGGCGGAATCTTACCGCCCTTGAAGGTTAAGCTGTCGCGCATGTCGTCAGCCCATTCTCTTTGCCTAACAAGCACGCCGGCGTCCCGCAAATGCCTCAAGGCCATGCTGACGGTATCGACCAAGTCGTCATGTTTGCCTTTGGGAAACTGGCTGACCTGTTGGATGACCATTTCGGCCCATTGTTTATTGGGGGCGTAGATCATTCCTTCGGCGAACAGGTGTTCGACGGAGTAGAGGCGGGAGAGTTTGTCCTGACTCTTGGGGTCAAACATGTGAACGGCGAAGTTTTCGTAGCCGTAAAGGCGTTTTAGCTCCTGACCTACGCTGTGGCCGGCGGCTTTATTCTCGATTAGGAGGCGATCCACCTTCATTTTACGGCAAGAGTGGGCGACTCGCTGGACGAGTTGGTGCAATTCGTAGCGGCCCTGCCATGCCTCCATGAGCATAAGCTTTGGCGCGCCTCCGGCATTGTTATCACGGCCAAATTTCACCATGGCGGCTTCGTCAAACAGGGCTGATTGGGTCTCTGAGACCTTATTTTTGTGTTCTCGGTTGGTGTACCGATTGGCGTAGACGGTTTTTGCTCCGGTAAAGACGCCCCAGATGGTCAAGGCTGAGGGATCATTCTCGGATTTTGTGGTGTATGCGGTGTCGAGGGAGGCGACGATGAGGTCCATGAGGGGATATTCGTCGGATTCCCAAGGCTGCCACCACTCGGTTTTGATGATACCGCCGCCTTTGGGTTCCGGGCGTTGCTGTAGCTGGCCTGCGGCGGTCCAAGGGCCGAGGTCTTTTTCGAGATTTGAGACTTCTCGCTCGCCGAAACGCTCGGGCCAGAGGAGCAAACCCTCTCTTTTCTCAAGGATTCCCTCTGCCTCAATGCTGGCTGGGATGCGATTGCCGTCTGCATCGATATCTACGAGGGGCGTTCCCTCGGCATCTACCCCTCTTGGGTCATGCCACCCAATTTGGGTACAACTATGCCTGCGCCATTCATAGCGCATAGGCAGGCAGAGGTGGGTCCACTCGCCGACATCCTTAGACAGGATATGTCCGGTCAGGTCTTCTTCCGAGAGCCTTTGCTGAATAACAATGAACGCGCCTGTTTTAGGGTCGTTGAGACGGGTCGATAGCGCAGAATCCCACCATTCGATGGTCGTTTGGATGGTGGCCTCTGAGAACGCTTCTTGGGCCGCGTTAGGATCGTCCACCACGATGATCGACCCGCCTTCGCCCGTGAGAGCAGAGCCAACCGATGTCGAAAGCCGGGAACCGTTTTGATCATTATCGAACCTTGTCTTTGTGTTTTGATCCCCGGTCAGGCGGTATCTGTCGCCCCACCGCTCTTGATACCAAGGGCTGTCAATTAATCGACGGCATTTGACGCTATCGCGCAGGGCAAGCTGCTGGGCGTAGGACGCATGCAGGAACTGAACGCCCGGCCCGGAGGTTGGGCTATCCCATTGTCTGGGCTGCGCCCACGTCCACGCCGGGAACGCCACTGAAGTCAAAGACGACTTAGCGCAACGGGGCGGGATATTAATGATCAGCCGTTTAATATCCCCATCGACCACGGCTTGCAGGTGTTCCGCCACAGCCTCGATGGGCCAGCCATCCGTAAAGGGAGAAGCGTCAATATACCGCCAAGCTCCTTTGAGGAACTTATAGAGGCTGTCTTCGCAGTCTGACCTGTCGATATCAATCAACTGCCGGTCGATATCGATTTTCTGGCCGTCTATCTCAATGATTGGCATTTTTACGCCTATGAATGCGAGGGAGCCGGCTAAAACATAGGTACTTCTCGCTTGTGACCGAGTCCTCCCAACAATCCAAATATGCCGCCACAAGGTGCCGGGGATTTTTAGATATAATTAAACCCCCGTCGCCATCCTCATAGACAAACCCGTCATACGTCTTGTCCAGTTCAGGACGCCGCAGCCAGCCAAACGTATAGTGCCATCCGTGGGCTATGACCTTGTCCTCAGTCATACCTTCCTCCCAAACGTGATATTCGCATCCGCCCGAATATCGTTATTCTTCCACGTCCAACATTCACCGTCCTCATGGAAACAAACCCAGAGCAGGTCATGCTCTAGTCCGTAATCAATCAGAACGTGAGCTAGAGCCTTCCCACGCGGGGTGACTAATGGTAACGGCGGGTTGAGTTGCAGGATCGTTTGCAAGGCGCACCATCATTTCGTCCAAGCTCAGTTCGAACCGATCTGTTTGCTTGGCTATGTTGGGATATTGAATAAGCAGGTCTACCGGCAGCCAGCGCCCTTCGCGGCACTTCTCTCTCCACCGGCGCACAAACTTATACCTCTGGTGGCGGTTCACAATTTTGCTCCCTTAACGCCTTTTCAAGCGCTTCGATGCGAGCGGCAAACTCCCACGCTTTAGCAGAAGCAACCTCACGGCTGTGGCGTTCTTCAGCAAGCTC